CTACTGTTTCGGTCTTGCTGCCAGCATCGACACGTTCCTCATCGAGCTGACACACTGAAAAGCCGATATATCCATCATAGAGAAACAGACTTCCAAGGCATCTTTGACTTCTTCAAAAGTGCCGTTCTCCAATTCTTTGACCAAACTATCATTCCCGCAGATGAAGCATGAAATACCTTTCAGCATATCTTCAGTAGCTTCAGGAAGCTCTTTAATAGCCTCCATGATATTATCTCCTCTCAGGGCGATATCGGAAAAATGATGAATGGCACGACAGATAATTTTAATTGTAGGAGGTTTAATGGTATAAACCATCCCTCCTATCTCCACATTCTTGAAATCCAGCCCTAACAAAGCATCAGAAACCGTTTTTGCTGCTTGATTCATATTCTTAAACTAAAAGGGGGAATGGTATATATCCATCCCCCGGTTATCACTCTTGTGCTTTTACCAATGTTATCTCTTTTTTAAGAGTGGTATCAACTTCAGAAGGAGTGGTTTTAATATCTCCTGACTGAGTGACGTACCCCACTTTCGACACTTCATAGTGAACGGTAGCCCCAGCATTCACCTGCTTTGACTTGACCGTTGCACCGTCCAGCTTTACGGTCGCATCGGAAGGAGTAGGTACAATGGTTACTGTAGTTCATGCCTGCAAAGCTTTAATCTGCCCTTCTTCATAGTTATACTCAGAAGAAACACCTTCGATTCCCGGTTCCTGCACCAAGCCTTTTACAGCGATTGCAATTGCCTTATCCGTATTGGCTTCACGGGAAACAATACGGCATTTTGGGAAGATGAACCAGACATCATCATCGGTCAGACAGAACAATGCTTTGTTGATAATAACTTTATCCAAAGCACGCTTCCAACCTACATCTTTAGATGTTGCCTGAATAACATCGCCACCCATGAACGCTTTCTTGGTCTTCCAGTCATATTGTCCGATAGAGAAAGCGGGCGATACTTCTCCCGGCACATCATCGTAACGGTAATTCTTTCCCGTTAATTGGTTCTTGTACCCAGTGACGGAGGCTTCCGTTTCCTCAATCTGCCACGTTTCCCCGTGTACATTCAAAACCTCATCTTTCGCTTTGATAGCTGCTTGAATCAAAGTTTTTGCAATTTCGGGGGTAATGTCTGCCGTTACCTTATCAATATCGGCAAACAAGATTCTTTTTATTCCTACTGCTGAAATCATAATCTTATAGTTTTACATTTATTACTTCAAATAAAATTCTCACATTCACGTAA